ATAACCGTTAAGAGGTGATATCATGGCTACTCCTTCTTCCGACGAAAATGCTCCTGAGAAGCTCTCTAAACAAGAGCTCTTGGACCAGTCATGGCTTCGCAGCCAGTACTGGTATTTAGTCGGTCAACTTGAACTTCGGGATTCGGGGTTTGTACCACCGTATACCGATGAACAACTTGATTATGTCAATGTCCACAAGCTTGCGCGTGTGGTATCTGACATGAAGAAATTAGCCACTGTTCCACCTCCACGGTAATGGGAGGATTTTCGTTAGGAGAGTTTTACGATGACAACCGGGTCTAAGCTAATCGGCACCCTTGGTGCCCTAGGCTATTCATTCCAAAAATCTTGGAATGGAGCCGACGATACACCTAAGAAGACTAATACCCAGGTTCAGGGTCCTTCATTCGCCTATACAGGCTGGAAGAAACTGAAGAATGGGCAGGTCGTTCCGGTGATTCGCTGGCATAAGCCCCGGATTGTGCGTCCTCCGAAGAGGGCGCGCTCGCGTGGGGAACACCCCTACACGATGTCGTTAACCGAGATTTCAAAACCTCGGTGCGCTCTTTACTCGCCAAGTGGTATCTATCAAATGGACTGGATACCCGGGGATTACAACCTCCCGAATATCTGGACCGCTAATGATGATATCAAGCTGGTCGGAAAGCTGAAAGATAAACTTCAGGGTTCCGATTTTGACCTCTCCCTATTTTTAGGGACTGGCCATCAGACACTTGGAATGCTTGCGGATACTGCAGGTCGAATCTATGGAGCCTACAAAGATGTCCGTCGAGGACAGATTGGTATGGCTGCTAAGAAGTTGACCGGCAAGATGCCCCCAAGTGGTCGATCTGCTAATAAGACCAACCCAAAGGCACTCGCCGCAGCATGGCTTGAACTCCAGTATGGCTGGCGTCCGTTAGTACAGGACTGCTTTAACCTTGCTGAATTTCTTGCCGAGCAACTGAACTTCCCGATGAGGACCACATATCGTGTCGCCCGAATGGTCGAAACGAAGATGACTCCTGCATCCGGTTATGAGAAGGCCACTTTGAATCATGCTTTTAATTCATCGCGGCTCATAGCTAGGATACAAGAGAAACCGTCAGCTGTTGTGACGCTGGGTCTCCAAAATCCAGAGAACCTTGCTTGGGAGTTGCTCCCGTGGTCATTCGTCGCAGATTGGTTCATTCCAATCGGTGACTACCTGGCCGCGCGCGCGTTCGCCTCGCATCTGGAAGGGACGTTCATTACCACTCGCTATGACTCGGGTCTCGTTATTGGTACTACTTATAACGATGGCTCCAAATCTTCGCGTGGTGGTGAGCAGTACGTGTGTAAGCGTATTAGAATGACACGTACAGTAAGCACAACTCTCGTCGTGCCTATGCCTAATGTTAAACCGTTAGGCAAAGTAGCGTCGTGGCAACACTGCGCAAATGCAGTGGGCCTTCTAACACAGCTTTCGCGAGATCCGCGCTTTTTCCATTAATGGATTAGCGTTTAGCTCGTAGGCTGTCATCACTCCGTAGCCATTTCTGGCAATGGTTTTATAACAAAGCATGTAAACATGCCTATAGGGCCTTCCTACCCCTATGGTTTAATTGGAGATACAATGTCGGCAATTTCTGACATCGTCGCCTTTGATGGCGCTGCTACCCCTGTTTCACATACCTTCAAACCGCAATCCGTCACCCGTGAAAACGGTGTTGTCACTGCGTTCTGGAAGGAGGTGAACGTTTCCGTCCCCGACGCTGCTCAAGGTACTGTTACTATGTCCCTCAAGAAGCTCGGTGGCGGGATTTTCAGGGTTAATTCTCGTGTTGCCATCCCAGTAATGGAAGCCATCGCGGGAAATAACTCATCTGGATATACTGCACCCCCAAAGGTTGCGTATATCGATACGGACGATAACGTTGGGTATTTCTCAGAGCGGGGCACTATCGCCGGTCGGCGATTAGTGCGTCAGCTCGCGACAAATATCCTCAACGGAGTCTCGACTTCTGTCACCCCTGTTACAACGGGGCCAGTCGCCGAACTCTTCGACCTATTGCTGATGCCAACCTAACCAGGTTTGCCAGCGAGTCCCTCTAATGAGGGTTTCCACACCATTCCCCTATTAAGGAGATAGTTATGCGCAAACTTTGCGCGTGGACAGATGAGTATTCCTATGATGAATCTTTCCAGATCCTTCGGATGCTTGCCCTGCACCACGCCCGCCTTGGCGGGACAGAGGGGGAGCGTATCGCTGCTAGTATTACTAGCTCTGATATGCCTACTCTGTGTGACTGGAGCTTACGTTACAACACTAGTGACTCACCAAGCGAGTTGTACCAATGCCGTCAGGCCCTTGCCTTCTTTACGAAGTCAGAGCCCCTCGACATTGGAATCGATCGAGAGTCAGTAGCGTTCCGTAAGTTCCAAGAGGCCGAATCTTTGTGTCGCGAGACAAACGAGATCTTCGGTGTGTGGTCCGAAGGTGGATTCAATTTCCACCCTCGCGTTGAGTCCGCTTTTGCGGTCGCCCAACGGAAAATAGCCCACATCCTAGGTCCCCTTCCTCATATCTCTGATATGAAGCTGCGATTCGGTCCAGGTGCGACAACACGCACAAAAAAGCGTGACGCCTCAACCCGCGAGAAGTTGCAGGCCGGTGTCACGTGTAGCGAAGAACTTTTCCCTGCGGCTCGCGCCGTGCTGGAGGAGTTGCCGCACCTCTCTGAGCTGCTTGATACAGGCAGTTCGAGCGAGGTGGCCTCAGTCCCTGTCGAGATTGTCACAGGGCGCCTGAGCTTCGTCCCTAAGAACGCGAAAACCTATCGGGTCATCGTTACCGAGCCTGTCCTTAACGGACTTGTGCAGCTCGGCATTGGTGACTATATAGCCGATCGGTTGCGCGCGTTCGGTGTCGACCTCAGCGATCAGTCTCTTAATCAGAGACTGGCTCGCGAGGGGTCGTTAACCAACGCTTTAGCAACGTTGGACCTTAGTTCTGCTAGCGACACAATTTCTCGGGAGCTCGTATATCACTTGCTCCCCCTCGAGTGGGCATGCTTTCTTAACCATGCTCGCACGAGGAAGGTCACGTACAAAGGTACAGTGATCAACCAAGAGAAATTTTCCAGTATGGGCAATGGTTTCACCTTTGCCCTCGAGAGCTTAATTTTCTATGCTCTCACCGCAGCCTGCTGCAGTCCACAGGAAACTGTGAATGCATATGGGGATGACATAATCTGTCCTTCCCATCGAGTACCTCTAGTCACTGAGGTGCTCGAAGCTGCTGGATTTGTCGTAAATCGCGACAAGTCTTACTGGGATGGTCCATTCCGCGAAAGTTGCGGGGCAGACTACTTTAGGGGCTTCGACATCAGGCCGTATTACCAGAAAAAACTGGTAAGTCCGGCCTCCCTCTTTGTGTTGCACAATTATTACGTGCGCCACAACCAGCTTGAAGAGGCTCTCATGGTGAAGGAACTTATTCACCCAAGCCTCCTCATTTATGGACCCGACGGTTACGGAGATGGTCACCTTTTAGGTGACTGGATCCCGAGACCTCACAAAAGAAACATCGGGTATGCAGGGTTCTTGTTTGACACGTTCACGATGAAAAACCGTCGTGACGTCAGGCCTAATCAACCTGGCGACGCCGTGTTACCTCATTACCATATCTACAACCGCGGTTCATCTGCGGTCTTCGATATTGTCTCGAGAGCGGCTCTTTCCTTTCACTTTACCAATGGGCGGATTACTGCACATTGGAAGAAAGTTAAGATTTCGGCCGTTCCCGAGGAGGTCCCTTCTCTCCTGACGTTTCGGGGAGAGACTCCTGTTTTAACATTACCAGGAGTTTCAGGGTACAAGAGGATTTCAAT